GCCGTGACCCGGTACAGCGGCTATGCCAAGAACGACGACGGCGGCATTGACCGCTACAGCTGGGTAAACGACGTTGAGCTGGAAGACCTGGAGAACTACCAGGCGCGGCGTCAGCCGGTCTGCAGTGAGTGCGGCCGCACACAGCCGTTCGAGGGTGAGATCGTCGCGCCGGGGACGCCGGGGGTGACGGGGGGAGAGCAGCTGCCGCCCATGGGGATGCTCGGTCTGCCGGGCGCGCCTATGCCGCTACCCGTGCCCGCCGAGCCGGTCGAGTACGACGGCGGTGCCTGTCCGTACTGCGGCAACGAGAGTTGGAGCAGCAAGGAGCAGGACAGCGAGGTTGTCACGCACAGGATCGAGACGCTCGGCGGCTTAGTGATAGAGCCGGGTGTCACCCGCGCCGGTACCGGTTACGGGATGCCGGAGGCTGAGAGTGAGCCCGTCAGACTGCCGTACTACAGGCCCGACGTGTACCCCGTCGTGCTGCAGCGGAGCGTGTCTGTGTACGGTCAGCTCTGGGGTAACAGCGACGTGGACGTGATAGAGGATCAGCAGAACACGACCAACCGGATGCACCAGAAGGTCATCGACCGCTTCTTGAAAGCCGGGAGCCGTGTCGCCATGCCGCCCGCCGCGCAGTACCGCGTCGACCCAGAGGACAACGAGATCTGGCACTTCGAGAACATGCAGGATCTCGCCATGGTACAGCACCTGAGTTTCACGGGGGATCTGGGCTATGAGATGAACTACATCTCTCAGCTCTATGAGGAGGCGCGGCAGACCATCGGGATCACCGACAGCTTTCAGGGGCGCAAGGACAGCACGGCTACAAGCGGCAGGGCCAAGGAGTTCGCGGCGGCACAGTCCGCCGGACGGCTGGAGAGCAAGCGGGCGATGAAGGACGCGGCCTACGCCGACATCTTCGAGCTGATGTTCAAGTTCTGGCTGGCCTACTCGGACGAGCCCAGGCCCATAGTGTACCGCAACAGCCGGGGCGAGAACGAGTACATGGAGTTCAACCGCTACGACTTCCTGCTGCGGGACGAGGCCGGGAACTACTACTGGAACGATCAGTTCCTGTTCTCCTGTGACACGTCCGCGCCGCTGGCGAACAACCGTGAGGTCATGTGGCAGGAGACGCGGATGAACCTGCAGACGGGTGCCTTCGGCAACCCGCAGGAGTTCCGTACACTGATACTGTTCTGGGCCAAGATGGAGGAGCTGCATTACCCGGGAGCGGCGGCGACAAAGAAGTACCTCGAAGAGCGCATGGAGGAGGAGCAGATGCAGCAGCAGCAAGCTCTGTCCGGGATGCCTGAGGGAGCCGCGCCGCCCGGAGTGATGCCGCAGGGCCCGCCCGGAACCGGAGGTATGCCGGGCATGCCCGCCGACTACATTCCCGAGGTGGACACGGGAGGCGGTCTTGAGCTGCCGCCGCAGGTCATGGAGGGGATAGCACGGATGGCCCAGGAGCAGGCGAGGAGAGACGTTGGGGTATAGTTGGGAACAACCCCCGGCACCGCATCCAAGACGGGCGGAATGAAATGTAATCCATTCGGAGTGAAGGGAGGTGAGGCAGATGGCACAGGGAGCGAGCGATTATTACGGCAAGGTAAAGAACGCGGGGACGCAGAAGGTTGACGCGCCGAAGCAGAGCGCTGACCCCAAGAAGGGGAAAGTCAAGACCGGCAGCGACATGAGAACCGGAAAGACCTCTAAGTAGGACAGCCCCCGCACCCGTGGCGATGTGGTAGCAAATGTTTGCGAAGCAGTAGACAAGCAAACATGCAGCGTGCATCGACACGGAAGACGACGAGCAACGGATCGGAGCGAATGTCTGCCATACCTGGCGGACGAAGCGGAGAGGAGTTTGTGAGGAGGACATGGAGATCAGCGAAGAAAAAATATACGAGGCGCTGGGTATTCCCGAGCCTGAGCCGGAAGCCGAGCCTGAACCTGAGCCGGAACTGCAGGCGGATACGCAGGCGGAAGACTCGGAGCAGGACGATGATGAGCTGGACGGGGATCTCGACGAGGCAGAAGACTCGGAGACGGAGGTGTCGGAGGTGTCGGAGGAGGCTCAGTCGGAGGAGGACAGGGCGGCCCAGGCAAAGCGAGAGCGCAACGCCGAGAGGCGCAGGCGCAGAGCCGAGCGGGACAGAGCCGAGCGGGAGAACGCGATAAGGCGGGCGGCTGAGGACGCGACCGAGCGGGAGAGGGCCAGAGGCGCGGCGGAGATGGAGAGCTTTTTCCGCACCGCCGGACTGATGAACACCCTGACCGACAAGCCCATCACCACCATCGACGAGTGGACGGAGTACCAGCGCGCCTTTGAGGCCGAGCGGCTTGAGCGTGAGTTGCAGGCGGGACGGCTGAGCGCCGAGAGCCTGGACACAGCCATAGCCAACAGCCCCGCTATGCGAGCGGCCCAGGAAGTATTACAGCGTGAAGAGACGGTTAAGCGGCAGGAGCAGGAGCAGGCCGTACGCGCCCGCGCCGACGCTGAGCTGCTGGAGATACAGAAGCTGGATCCGAGCGTGACCGCCTACGAGGATGTGCTCGCCATGCCGACCGGCGCTGTGTTCTACGAACATGTGAGCCGGGGCTTGGGATTCCTCGACGCGTTCAAGCTCGCGAACATGGACGCGCTGATGTCGCGGCTGCCCGCCGGGGTTCCCGACGGAGATCGCACGGCGCCGCAGCCCCGTGGAGACGCGGCGCGTCAGGCCGCCATGCAGCAGGCGCGGAGCAAGGACCACCTGAACCGTTCCGCCCCCAGAGGCGAGGGCGCGGCAAGCGTTCCCTCGGAGGAAATGGAACTGTACAAGCTGTTGATGCCGAACATGACCGAGGCGGAGATAGCTGCTGATTACAAGAAAAGGAGAAATTGAAGAGGTGTTTTTACCTATTAAGAGTGACAACGGCGCGTCGCTGCCGCTGGAGTATTTCATGGCGGCGGCGGGCGCGTATCAGCCCGGGCAGCTGCTGGAGGTTTCCGGCGGACTGCTGACCGCCATAGCCGCGAGCACGGACGAGACCCCGCCCTACGTCTGCATGACACTGGCGGAGATCGCCGCGGGCACGAGCCTGGCGGTGTACAGGATAAGCGACGACTGGATCTATGAGTCGGAGCTGGGCGAGGACATAGCGGGCCTGGCCGTCGGCGACAAGCTCGAAGTGGAGGCGGGCGGTCTGACAGCCGTCGGCGCGGACGGATGTTTTGAGGTCGTCCAGGTCTACGGCGAGCTGGAGGGCGACAGGGTGAGAGGGAGGTTTGTATAGTGAACATCACATTTACGCAGGCGAGCGGACTGCAGGACAGCGTGTTCGGGAAGTATCAGAACCCGATCATATCCTTCCTGGAGCGGCGCGGCGAGGAGTTTGAGCAGACGTCTCTCATCAAAGAGATGTTCTGCATGAAGACGTCGGACACGTTCGGCGGCACCTTCACGGGTATGACCGCGATGGAGAGCTTTGAGCCGGTGGGCGAGCTGGGTGCCGCGCCCTTCACGGGGTTCCAGGAGGGCTACCAGAAGTTCATAGGCCAGATGACATGGCGCAACGCTTTCGCCGTGTCGATGGAGATGGTGGAGGACTCCATCCTCATGAACCTGAGCTCGTATCCCGAGGCGTTCATGACCGCGTACCAGCGCGGACGCGAGCAGTTCGGCGCTGCCCTGTACGGCGGCGCGCTCCAGGGGAACCAGCAGATACAGTTCGGGGGCAGGGCCTTCGACGTGACCGTCGCCGACGGGATGCCGCTGTTCGACACGGCGCACCCCGCCAAGGTGAGCGGCCCGGACCAGAGCAACAGGTTCTCTAACCCCTTCAGCGCCTCGGTGCTGGGTGAGCTGGAGACCCGTATGCAGCAGTTCCGCGGTGACAACGGCGAACTGCTGGATGTCGCACCGGACACCATAGTCATCCCCAACATCGCCTCGCTGAAGAACGATGTGTTCGCGGCTATCGGCGCGGACAGGGAGCCGGTGAGCGCGAACAACGCCTTCAACTACCAGTACGGCAGGTGGAACATCATCATATGGAACTACCTGCGCGACTACATCCCCGCCGGTGACGAGCCGTGGATACTGCTGGACAGCAAGTTCAACGACCTGTACAACGGCGCGGTGTGGATAGACAGAGTGCAGCTCAAGATCGATTCCACCATCGACTACAACACCATGGCTAACGTGTGGTACGGACGCAGCAGG